CCATCTGTGCCTGCACCTGTCCCAGCGCAACCGTCAGACCGCCCGCCGCTAGTCCGAGCGGCCCCAGCGTCGCCGTCAAGCCGAGAATGGACGATACCGCGCTTGCCGCCTGCGACCCGCCGACGGTTGCCAGCACGCCACCCGCTGTGCCCGCGACGGAACGCGCCTGTGCCAGCGCGCCGCCGCCCGCCTGTGCCTGGGATGCTTTGGCGGCTTCCCGCGCCAGCTTCGTCTCGGCGGCAGCGGCTTTCTCGGCAGCCCCCGCCAGTTCAACGGTTTCGCCCGTGAGCGACTGTACCTGACTGGCGGACAGGTTGAGCGCCGTCGCCGCGTCCGCGACGCTGTTGAAGCGCAGCGCTGCCGAGCTTGCCGGGGCAATCGTCTGCGCGGTATCCGTCGCCAGCCCGCGCAGATCGGTGCGCACCTTGTTAATCGCCGCTTCGGTCTTGGCGCTTTCGGTGGCGTCATCCTTCAGAACGATGCGCTGGATGATCGGCTGTAATTCTTCAGGCACGTTACCTCAGCCCTTCCGGTCGCAGATGCATGTCGGTGTAGTATTGAATCCAGTCATCAAACAGCGCTTTTTGCGCCACGAAATACACGTCGATGTCTGCCAGCGTCTCTGGCTGGATGCGCAGGGGGTTGAACACCGGATTGCCCGTCGCCCTGCGATACAGTTCGGCTTTCTCGAACACTTCAATAGCGTAGCCGCTCGGTACGCGCTCCGGTGGTAGAAGCATCAGCGGCGGGGTTTTGCCCTCGATGCGCGCGTCCATTGCGAGCCGCGCCTGCTCGTCGGCTTCATGGTAGGCGTCCGCCAACTGCTTCACGCGCGCTACGAAGCGGCTTTTCGCTTCCTCGTAGCGCGCGATCCGTTTGGGTCAGCGCCTTTGGGTGGCTCTTGCAGATCGGGTTCGGCGGCGAACGCAGTGTCGCGGGTGGCATTGAAGGCGTCAATGAAGTCGTCGTTCATCGTCTTGGTAGCGACGGTCTGAAAGGCTTCCCAGTTGTGCGCCAGATCGCCGTTGCGTGAAGCCCAGTACGCGCCCCACGCCCGCGCCGCCAGACGCGCACCCTCGCGCACTTCCACATCGAGCAGATGCCCCTCCATCAGCACGAACACGTTGCCCGTGCTGTCCCACACCTTGCGGGGCGTACCGTCAGCGTCGGGTTCTTCGTGTTGCGGGACAAGGACGGCAAACTGGTTCATAACCATGCCGCTGCGGTAGCTGCTGTAGGGCAATAGCCACAGCACTGCTTCGCCGTCGTAGAGTTCGTATGGGACGGCAAGACTATTCCGCGCCATCTACTTTCCCTTCGGTTTCACGGCGGCGCCCTCAACGGGCGGCGCGTTGGGATTGAGCGACTGGCGCAGCGCGTCAAGCGCGGCTTCATCCACGCGCCCCCAGCGCGGCAGCACGACGAAAAAGCCGTCGCCGAGGTCGAGCGTGGACATGCCGTTGCGGTCGTAGGATTGCCCATTGGCATCAACAGCCGGAAACCGCCTACGACCGTTGACCGTTTGACCAATACGCGGGTCGAGTTGCTCAGACATGGCTCACTCCTGTTTACGGGGTGACGAAGTTGGTGGTGTAGACGATCACGTTGATGGTGGCATTGGCGGGCGCGCTCGCATACGTGACCTTGCCGTCGGCGGTGTTGACCGCGCTGGCGGCTTGCAACGCGCCGCTTTTGGTGATGACGTTGCTCGCCGCGCCGGTCGCATCACTGGTGGCGGGCAGGTAGGGAAGCTGAACGTCGGTGCCGCTCGCGCCCAGCGTGCCGTTGCCCGTGAACATCGTCACCGAGATCGGATACTGCGTCTTGTATTCCAGCATCACGTCGAGATTGTCCACGACGCCGAGCGTGGTATCGGCGTACAAGTAGCCGAACAGCGTCCGACTGCTGCGCGCCACCGTGACGGTGTAGGTCTGGGCGTTGGGGTTCGTGCCGCCCTGGTTGCTGGCAGCGCCCGGATTGGAACGGCGAATCTGCACGTTGTTGTAGATGTAGTGGATATACCAGTTCGTGCCATCTTCCTTCTGGTAGCCCAGTGTCAGGATCAGGAACATCTGCGGCGGGCTGACCAGCCCGGCATTAAATGCCGTCACGCTGTAGGCGCTGGCAATCGTCGTATCGACCGACGAATTGCTGACGTAGGCGTTGAAGGTGTCGTCATGCCCGGACAGGGTGATGTCAAACGAACCGAACGCGGAAATGCCGAGGTCGCGCGATCCAAGATACGCCTGCCCGCCCGAAAACTCCGCCCGCTCATAAGTCGGCTGAAACGCCGTCGCCGAAACGGGTCCGAGCAGGTGGTACGAACTCAGAGTCGTGCCGTCGGCTACCACGTCGGGCGTGCTGTCCGTGCCCTTGAAATAGCCGTTGCTGTCCCGAAAACCGATCTGGGCGCGATAGACGCCCGCGATGTGACCGCGTGACGCAGCCATGTCTATACTCCTCCCTGTGAACAGGGCGCGGGCGTCTGCCCGCTATGCGTAAATGAACGAATAGGTTGCCCGAATCAGCAGCGGCAGGCGCAGCAGCGCCAGCGTGCCCGTTTCGTCTGAGGTCAGTCCGGCGTCCTCCTGCATCGTCACGAGCTGCACGCCGTCCAGCGGCACGTGGCTCAATTCGAGGCGTGGGCGCGTGGCGTACAGGGCGACGAGCGGGTCGATGCAGGCTTCCGCGATCTTCTGCGCGCTTTCCGACGGGATGCCCATCATCCAGTCGCCACAGTAGAGGCGGACTTCCCACTGTCGCTCGCCGCTGAAGATGCTCGCCCCGGCTTGCGGCACGCTGATGCTCTGCCGCAGCCAGACCGGCACGAGCAGCGGCATGATGCCCGTATCGAGATTGGTCGGGAAGTAGCGCCGCGCCGAGAAGTTGTAGCCGGAGACGGTGAGCAGTTGGTTGATGGCGTGCAGGCGGTCGCCGATCAGAGGGACGGTTGCGAATGCCATGCTACACCGCCAGAATGTGCGGCACGCGCTTATGCCGCTTGCGGATGCGGTCGACGGCGGGGTCAATGTCCTGTACCTGCACCGCGCCGCCGTCAAACACCGTCACCCGTGCGCCGATCTGGTCTTTGGTCTTGTAGTAGTACACCACCATCTCGCGCACCGCGAACCGGATGTCATCGACGACCGTGTAGAGGTAGATCGCCGCCCCCGACGTGTGCGCCGCCGCTGTCGTGCCCAACTGCGCCCGAACCAGCGTGAGCGTGTTACTCGATACGCCCGTGACCAGCATCCACTCGCTGTCAACGACGATCAGGTCGCCCACTGAGAACGCCCCGCCGCCCGATGCCAGCGTCACACTGGTCGCGCTGTCGCTCAGGTTGCCCACCGGAATGACCGCGCCCGACGCCGACAGATGGCTGCCCCAATGCGGCACATAGCCCCACGTCCCGGCAAGCGTGATCCTGCTGTCGGTGTACGGGAATGACCAGAACGCGCCGCTCGACTGTTCCAGCGCAATCGTGGCTTTGGGGTAGACGTTGTACGGACGCAGGGAATAGGTCGACGCGCCCAATACGCTGCCGTCGCCGTTGGTCAGGGTCGTCACCGCCAGCAGGTCGTCGGCTTCCCGATCCACGTCGAGCATCCGCCCGAAACACGAGTTGATACCCATCGTCTGAGTAGCGGTGTATGGCGCGCAGACGCGATTGAGTCCGGTCTGGAAATCCGCCGACGCCTCTTTGATGAACTGGTACAGCACCGCGTCCCAGCTCGTCTCGGCGGTCTGCAAGCCGCGATGTGCCCGCGCGTAGGCGAGGTCAATCAGCGGTGGGGTGAAATAGACCATCGGCTATCCCTGTGCTTCCGCCAGCGCGACGTAATCGTCCTTGCGCTTGGCATCGCTGTAGTCCACGCCGCGCTCGTCGAGCAGGGCTTTGAGTTCGGCAATCGTCATAGCGGCGTAGTCGACCGTTTCCGGCACATCGTCAGGGGCTTCCGTCTCCCAGTACGTGACCACCGCGCCGTCGGGGATTTCACCTGCCACGTCGGTATCGTTAATAGATACTGATCCGTCCGACACCCTCTCGGCGAATCCGTTGTCGAGTAGGTACTGCCCAACGCCGAACAGCGCCGGGTCGTCGAGCGCGTATTCGCCCGGCGGGATGCGACGCTCGTCGGTGATCCGCCCACCAAAATCACGATTGACACGAATACGCATGACGCCCTCCTACTGCAACACGTAGACTCGGATAGAAATCGTCTTGCTGGCTCCCGCGACGGTGGCAGTGATCTTGAGTGGGCGTCCTGTCAGCGGGATAACTTCCTCCCCCGTTCCGGCGCTGCCGTCCGCCGCTTTCGTCGCCGCCGCGCGCGGGTAGCGCATTCCGTCGGTCTGACTGGCTGCCGTGACGAAAATGGTGCGATCTGTTCCGTCCGCTGCGCCACCCACAACAACCCCTGTGAGGACGGTCGTGGCATCCGCAGCCCCGTAGTCCACGTCAATCGCCCACAACGCCCCGCGCGGCAGGTCACTAAACGTCGTGCTGCCCGTGCCAGAGCCATTGGTCGTGATGGCGGTCATGTCGAATTCGCGGAATGGGAATCTATCCATCGCTGCCGTCCTTCGCCGCTTCCTCAGCGGGCTTGTCCAGTTGTGCCAGCAGGTGTTCTGTCCAGCGGAGCGCGCCGAGCGTCTGGTTCAGGTCGGCTTGCTGCTGTTCAGCCTGCTGGAGCAGGGCTTTGTGCTGCTCCAGCAGATATTCACGGGTGATGTCCATGCTAAATCTGGTCGGAGACCATCAGGTAGTACGGCGTGCTGCCGACCTTGATGCGGATGACGTGCGTCACCGCCGCCGCCGACTTTGCCGCCAGCATGTTGCCCGACCCGATGGTGAAGCCCGCAAAGCTCATCAGCGCGGCGTCATCTTCCACGTCCGCGACCCCGTTGGCGTTGCCGCTGTTGGCGACGCGGATGAAGCTCACGTCGGTCGCGCCGTCCGTGTCCGATGCGTCCCCGTCCGAGTAGATTTCCGCGCACAGCGCCGAGATCGTGCCCGGTGCCCATGACGCATCGTCGGGGATATGCAGCGTGCCGTGAATGGCGACGCCCAAGCCCGTGACGCGCCCGGTCGACCCGAAATTCAGCGAGCCGTGAACGCCGTGCGCCGTGCCCGCCGAGACGTTGTTGACCGTCGTGAAGGCGCGCAGCGCTTCGCCGTCCCCCGCCGCGCCCGACAGGTACAGGCGGCAGTACAGCGAGCGGGCGTCGCCGCTGGTGTGATACGAATAGAAGTTCCAGTCGACGAAGCGACCCGCCACGTCCTGCGAGCCGCTCATGACACCCTTGAGATTGTGGAGCGAAGCCATAGCTTCTCCTGTTCAGACTGAGGGGCGTTCCATTGAGCGCCCCTCGCTAACCAACTGAGATGACCCCGACGGACTAGACCGTCAGGTTGTAGGTTTCGACCGCTGCGCCCGCGCCGCGCGCCAGGAAGCCGAGCCGGAAGGTGGCGACGATCAGGTTCGACTGCGCCAGGATGTCCTTGTCGGTTTCGAAGGTGACACGGCGCTTCCAGCCCATCGCCCAGAACGGCGCGTAGACGGCGAGAATCTGCCCCACTGTGCCCGCCGCGTTGTACGTAACCTTGCCGTCGGTGTCGGTCAGCAGCAGGAAGCCGCTTTCCAGCACGTCGACGCCGTAGATGTTGACCAGTTGCCCCGACGTGATCGTGGCGTTGGTGCGGCGCACGTCGTCGGTCTTGATGGCGGCAATGTCCAGCGAAGCGCTGTGCGTGTCGCTGTCGATGATGAACGCCATCTGGCTCTTGCGCGTGCGGATCGCCGACGGGAACAGCTTGATGGTCAGGCGGTAGTCGTTCTCGTCGAGCGCGCCACCGCTGCGGCTGGTGCTGCTGCCGGTGACCAGCGCGTACTTGCGCGCGCCATTGCTGGCGAGGAAATACTGCGCCGCGTTCGCCGTGCCGCCGTCATAGTTGACGTTAGTCGACGAAGCCGTATCGCCGTTCAGGAACAACTGCTCGATGGTTTCTTCCGCCTTCTCCTGCATCTGGTTGTTGAGCTGCGACGAGGCGTTGATGAGCGAATCTTCCTCGAACACGCTGGTATACGCGACTGCCATGCCCAGATAGCCGGGCGTGAGCGTCACCTGCCCCGTGCCGGGAGCCGTCACCGGGACGACCACCGTCGGGCGGAGGGTCGCATCGAGGTCAGCCGACTGCGTGATGGTGTAGACCGTCGGGTCTGCGCCTTCGGTGAAAATCACCGTCGACTCGTGTCCGTCCGGCACTTCCTCAACGCGCATTCCCTTGCTTTGCAGTTCCTGGAAGATGCGGTTACTGCGCGCCTTCTCCCAGAGCGTGCCCGAATAGGCGACGCCGATCCATTCGTCACCGTTGCCGGAGTTGGTCGACGTGACGATCTCGTCCGAGCGCATCCCGCGCAGCACCGACCGAACCGACGGATTAGCGACCATCGGATCATTCTTTTCGAGCGCCGTTGCGGTACGCCCTGCCAGCGAGCGAACGAAATCCTCGCTCGGACGCTGACCGCGCGCCTTCATGACTTCGTGAACGAACATCAGGTCGGACAGCGACCGCGCCCAGAACTTGCGCGGCTCACTGACGCCGATCTGCGCGCTCCCACCATTCGCGCGGGTTTCCGGCGCGGGCGGGGCATTGTTCGCCGCCTTGTTCGCGGCTTCAATCGCGTCGAGACGCTTGGCAAGGTCGGCGGTTTCCTGCGCGCGCTTATTGGCGTCGAGCATTCCGCGCAGCGAGCCAAAGAAGGCGCTGCGCCCGGCAGCCGACTGCATGGTCGCATCGGCGGGCATCTGATCCGGGCTGGCGCTCATGGCGTCCAGCGCGGCTTTGACAGCATCGACGCCGTATGCGGCGACGAGCGCTGCCAGTTCTTCCTCAACAGACCGGGCTTCGGCGGGAACCGAGGCGGGGACTGCCGTAGGCGTGACAGGGTTCATGGTGCGATCCTCCATACGAATATCCGATTGATGAGAAGCGCGATCAGCATCCCGCCGACCCTCTGCGCCTGTTTTGCTACGTACCAAACTCACCGCTGGCATCTCTGCCTGCGAAGGGTTCTCGGTCATGGTCTGCTCGGTGAGCATCCAGTTGCGAAACGCGCCATCGTCGTAAAAATCCGCCATGTGTTCGGCGCTGGATGAGGACGTGAAATAGTCACCGCGCTGGATTTTGTCGAGCGTGCGGGCGTAGATCGGGCTGCTGTGATCCAATTGCGCCTCGAACCAGCACCCGACTTCATCGAAACCATTGCGCGTGATGTAGCCGACCGCCTGCTTACCCGCGACTGGGTCAAGTCCGTGTTCGATGCACACCGGATAACCGGACAGGTCGCCATTGAAACCGATGTTGGGCGGGCGCGACTTGTCGAAGTAGGTATCATAGCTATCCCGTCCGACGCCGTTCTCGCCATTCGGACTGCCCCACAGGAACACGTACCCGCGAATGATGCCCTGTGCTTCGTTGGCGAGCATGACCGCGCGCGACACGTTCGCCTGATATTGCCCGCCGTACAACTCCGCGAACACGGCGTCGGCATCACCGCCGCGTCCCTGTCCGCACATATTCAGAGCAACAGCAATCCGCTGCTCCTGCGACCATTCCGGGTGTTCGGCTTTGAGCGTGTGCATCTTGTCGCCGACGCAATCGCGCACGGCGGGGTCAACTGTTGCCTGCATGATGTCCTCGAAATTGGGATCAAAAAACCCGCCGAAGCGGGCTATCGTGTTGATTGACGTTTCGCCTACCGTCCTACACTCCGACCACCACCCGCTTCGCGTTCAACTGACTGATGAGATACTGACGGTACTGAACCGTCCAGTCAGCGATGATCGGCTCGTCCTTGCCCCATCCCGTCGTAGCGTGCCCCGGCACCTGTCGCTTGCCAATGGTGTAGCGGTAGGCGCGGTTAGCTTTGTTGCGCACGAAGGCGGTGATTTCACCGTTCTGGGTGGTGATGACACTCACGTCGTAGGCGTCGGTCAGCGCGCCCGTGCGGATGTAGCCGTAGGCATCGACCTTGATGCGCCCCTCGCGGATGGCGATGGCATACCACGCTGCCGCCCGCGCGTTCGCTGCCGGGTCATTAGACCAGACAAACGGGTGGACTGCCCGACGCAAGCCTTCGCGACGGAGCGAGCGCAGCAGGTCGGGCGACTTCACGCGAAACGCCTCTCCCGCCACATGCCCGACGATCTTCGCGTGGTTGCGGGCGAACGCCGCAAGATTGTCCAGTTTGCGCAGATCGGCTACGGATTGAGCGCGGATCATGGGTCAATTCCCGCGTCAATTAGCGTATTGATGATGTACGCAGGCACGTCGTCCGGTAGTTCAACGGGGGCGGCTTCCGCCTGTTCAACCATGCTTTCGAGCAGTTGGATATAGTCAAGCCGCTGCTGGTCGGTCATGGCGTCGTACTGCGCGCGAGTCATCATCGTGCGCCAATCCTTCGTCCATTCGCATCGAATAGGTCGCAATCGCATTTCCAACCCCCGCAGGCGAGCGCATGACTGCGCGGCATCCCGCGCGCCGACCACGCACTGATCGGTAGTGTTTGCCCGTCGTTAGCGAGACAAGATTCACAATGCTGCTCAGTCTGCCCCAATTTCCACGTCGCCTCTTGGTTGGGCGCGCCAATGGTCAGACCTCGATAGTAGATGTCATCCAGCGACTTGTTGCACCACAGGTCAGCACGGAATCCGGCGTCGGGGGTACTGCCCTGCTTGAACAGTTCCTCGCCGACGTTGGTCACGTAGCTGCTGCTCTCCGCCAGCCAGTCCTTGAAGGCTTGCAGTTCCGTCGGACTGAAACTTTCCGGTGAGTAGCCGCCGTCCTCCATGCCGTCGCGGAACGCCATTAACCCGTAGCGGCGCAGCGCCGAGCGCAGCGCGCCCGCGAACTGGCGGCGGCTGGTTTCGTCGGCGTTGGCTTGCGTAATCAGCGCGGCGACCTCTTGCTGGAATTCTGCTCGTGTGCCGCTGTAGGCGCGCGTGTCCGTCAGCAGTGCCCGCGCTTCGGCGAACGTTTCGGCAATACCGAGTCCGTCGACGAGGGCAACCTGTATGTAATCACGGATATTGCGCGGCAGCGTCTCGACGTGGAAGTCGTAACCCCTGCCCTTGCGCGTCACCACCCGCTCCCAGTTCGTCAATTCCTTGAGTTCGGCGGGGCTGGCGCTGCGCAGCGTCCAGGCGTGATAGGCGGTATCGCCCACGAACGCCGTGACGTTGTTCAGGACAATCGGGAAATCAACCGGCGGGAATTCGGTCAGGTCGGCATCGCTCATGCCGAGCAGCAGGTATTGCCCGCTGACAGTGGCGACCGGTTCTAATCCGGCAGCCCGCAAGTCGAGCGCCGCGCCCTTCATCAGCATCACGGGCGATGCGTCGATGACCGCGTACAATCCGCCCTCGTGTGAAGCATAGCCGCTGAGTCGTGCGTCGACCCTGCCGACCTCGGCATAGTCCGCGCGCTTGATGAGCGCCGACAATTCGCCGGGCGTCCAGTCGTCCGACTGCGCCAGCACCACCCGCCAGGCATCCTCGTCAACCCACTGGGCGTTGATGCTCTGCTCGGTGAGCGCGTCGCTCAGGATGCGCCGGGCATAGCGCACGAACTGATTGTCGGCGAGGCTGACCGCCAGTTGCAGCGGGAGCGATGTACTGCGCCGCGCCGGTTGGTCAACCAGCAGCGGGCGCTCGTGAACACATGTTTCACCGTACATCAATCGCATCACGACCGGGCGGACATTCGCCTTGCCGCTGTACGTCACCGCGCGCGCGCGCTCCTTCAGGTAGCCCATCGTGATGTGCGGGATGTAGGCATCGGGCGCGCTGTACGGGCTGGCGAGAATGCCGATCTCCTGCGCCGCGTCAAACACCCGCTCCTGATAATCCATCAGGTCGGCATTGCGCTTCACACGGAAGTGCAGCGCGTGCTCGCCGACGTTATCGAAGCTGTGCAGGCTGCCGACCGCTAGTGCCAGTTCCGGCGGCGTCATGCCCGCCAGCACCGCGCTGAAGCGTGCCGCCTGCATATCGGTCGCGTCGGGCGCGTAGAATACCGTCACGTGCAGGGCGTCGGTCGGCGTCCATTCGGCGTCGGGGTAGAGTTCGCGCAGGCGGTTCTGCAAGCCCAGCAGCGCCGGGTCGTTGGGCTGGAAGAACAGCATCGCGCACAGCGAGTGGTCGTCGACCCGCTCGGCGGGCATCGCCTGCGTCGGCGACGGTGGAAGCTGCGGCGCGGGCGGCGTCAAGACCGTCACGCCGCCATTCCCACCGCCGGGCGGCAGATTGCCAAACGGCGACGGCGCGGCAGGCTGTTTTAGGGCGTCGGCGTTAGCGTTGGCGACTTCGAGGATGCGACTGCGCGGGATATACTGACCGCCAATCAGCACCACGTCGAGATTCGGGTCGTTTGACGACACGCCGTAAACGAGGCGCTGTAATTCGTTGAGCGTCACCCCGCCAGCATTCCACAAGGATAACGGTTCCAACGGCGAGCGCTTGAGGTAATCCTCGCGCTCGCCATAACCGAGCAGGTCGCGCGCTTCCTGATAATCCAGGAGGCTGCCCGCCGCCAGCGTATTCGCGGTATCGGCGCGGACGAACTGCGCCGCTTGCAGCGCCGGGATGTTCTGCTCGTCGATGTCGATCCGGTACGGCGCGCCGAAATCGCGCATCGCCCACTGGTCGTTGAGCGCGGGCAGTATCACCGTGCGCAGGAACGGCAGCGTGACGTTGCGGATGTGCGCGATCTCGATACTGCTGTAGGTGCTGTTCGCGCTGAGCGGGTCGCCCGTGTCTTTCAGATGCACCAGCGCCGGATCGACCTCGAACACCGCGCAGATGTCCTCGCGCTCCGCGCCCTTGAGGTCGGTCATGGCAAGGTCTTTGGGCGCGGCGCTGATCGGGTTCCACTTCGCGCCCGACGGCATGACCGCCGTGCGGTGGGCATTCTTCGCGCCTTGAAACGCCCGCTTCCAGTCCTGCTTTGCCTTCTCGTAGGCGTCCGCCGACGGCTCGCCCTCAAACGACAGGAAGCCGTCGATCTGCGCGCCGTTGAGGAAGAACGCCGCCGCGTAGGTCGACAGGTTGGCATCGATGTTGAGCGCCAGCCACGCCGCCTCGAACTTGCTCAGCCCGTTGCCGTTGCTGCGCGCGTCGAACGCCTGCGCGAAGATCACCTCTTGCAGATTCAGGGCTTCCGAGCCGCCCGCCGGGTTCTGCCAGCGGTAGCCCGTGACCACGCCCCGGTCGGTGTATTCGTACACATCCAGCGGATTGAGCCACACCAGCCCGGTCGGATAGCCGCGCGTGTTGTAACGCTTGCGCAGATAGGTGCGCCCCCAGATGTCATGCGACCGCTGCCAGTCGGCGATGATCTTCGCCGAGATGGACAGGAAGTAATCCAGCGGCGTGCCATCGAGCGGCGTCTCGTCCGCGCCGCGCACCCCATTGACGACTTCCAGTGGGATGCCCGCAGCGGTTTTGGCTTTGTACTCGACGCAGGCATAGCCCGTCATAGCGGCGGCATAGGCTTTGCCGGCGGCGAAGTCGCTGACTTCACCCGTCGACACCAGCGAGCGTTCGAGCGCCTGCTCGAATGCGCCCCGGTAAGCGGGCGCTTCGATCACCTCGTCGCCGCGCGTGAACAGGATGCGATAGACGCCGGACTGCGCGGATTGTGCTTTTGTCCGGCGGCGCAACACCGTCGGCAGGCTCAGTTTTACCACACGTCGCTCCGCTCGAATCGTCCGCTGCGTAGAAGGGTTGGGTCTAGTAATGCCAGCGCCACGCTATCGGCGGCATCGGTTGAACGCCCGATCCGCTTGCGCATGTCGTCTTTGCTTTCGACCTGGATGCGCCCCGCGCTGGTGATTTTCCACTTGGGGGCAGTCAGGTCACCGATCAGCCGATCATCCGGTGGGAGTGCCAGCAGGTCGTTATTTTGTGGATCGAGCCAGTCGCGCAGCATCCACCACAGATACGAACGCAGATTGACAAACGTCAACTCACCGCTTCGGTCGGTCAGTTCCTTGCCGCCGCCTGTCTTGGCAGACTCCGAAACATTTACGCCCGTGACCTTGTACCCCTGCTCACGTAGGCGGTCAACCACGCCCGCGCCGATACCGATCACATCGACCTGAATGGGCAGCTCGGTATTCTGCTTCGCCTTCAGGACGACCGCGCCCGTGACCGCCATCGTGTCGAGCTGGTTCAGATAATCCAACGCCTCGATCACATATCCGACGCGGCGAGCAATAACCGTACTGTCATCGCCGAAACGGGCGACATCGACGCCGAGCGCCGTATCACCTTCCCCCTTGCCGTCACATACCTGCCAGCGCTCGTTCGACGCCTCGACCCACGACAGCGGGATGAGGGTGTCCGTACCGCCTTCGGCGAATTCGCCCAGCACGCGATTCTTGAACACGGCGCTATCGCGCCCCCACTGTTTCGCGCGCTGGTCAACCCACTCTTTCGAGACCCGCCCGGCGTCAATGGCTTCCTGCGTGGTGACGTGCCGCGTCCACCAGTCCTCATATCCCGGTCGGCGCTTGTGGATGTCATAAAACACGCCGCCCGTATCCCCCGGCGTGCTGATTGCCAGCGCATATGCCTCGCCGGTGCTAAACGCGCCCTCGACCGCTTCCCACGTCGGCGCGGGGATGGCTTTCGCCTCATCCAGCACATAGAGGATTTCGTCGGCGTGCGCGCCCTCAATTGCGGTCGGATCATCGCTGACCACCGCAAACGCCTCACCCGTCGAGAGTTTCAGACCCAGCGTCAGCAGCTCATCGCCGACTTTTGGCATCCCGCGTCCGACCGCGCTCCAGTCAATCCGCCGCGCCCACTTGTGGACTTCGGGCAGCGTGAACTTGGAGACCTGCCGCCACACTGATGCGGTGATCGGGATTTTCCAGTCCGACCAGCCGTCGCGCGTGAGCGCAAACCACCAGATCAACCACGCCGACAGCGCCGTCTTGCCAAGTCCGTGTAGTCCGCGTGCGCTGACACGGTGTTTGTCTGATACCGCGTCAAGGATTTCGAGTTGGTACGGCGCGGGTTGCTCGTCGTCCCGGAACCGGATACATCCCCGCACAAAATCAGCAGGCGCGGCGTAATACCGCTCTTGAAACACGGTACGCTCGCGCTTGCCGCCCTCCCCCGCGCGCCCGGCGCTACTGGCTTTCGCCTCACCGTAGAGCAGCGTCTCATTGAATTCGAGAAGCTGTCGGCGCAATAAGGGGTTCGATACCCTCCACGAAACGTCTACGGTCATCGGCGTTTTGAATGGCTTCCTGTGCTATCTTCAGAATCGCGCCCATCAGCGTCACCACTTCCGACGCCGGGACACTACGTTCGCCCGCAGTTTCGAGGCGCTGCTGCGTCTCGACGTGCTTACGCCGGTCATCGAGCAGGCTTACCAGTTCCGCCCATGCCGAGAAGTCGGATAGTCCGCGCCCGATCAGCGCGTCCATCTCGCCCATCGCCTTGATGACCTCCTGCGCCTTCTGACGGCGGATCGCCATGTCGAGCGCATAGTAGGTCTTACGCAGGTCTTTGAAGATGACACCGCTTTCGCCGGTATCGACCCGGCTGAGCAGATCGGTCACACGGGCGTCGAGTAGTGCAATACTCTCGTTCAGGTCAAGCAGTTGCTTGTCTTTACGCGCATCCTCGTAGGCTTGCATCATGCGCGTCGGCAGGTGCTTGCTGTAGCGTCCATGCTTGAACTGCGGCAGCGCCGCGCCGACTGGCGTTTTGCCGCCGTGCAGATGGCAGCGCCCGTTCGCCATCGGCGGTCGCTTGCATGGTGCGCCACTGCGCGTCTTTGCGCCGCACGTTGCATGAGGGTTGTCGATATTCATGAGGGTTGCAGTTCTGGCGTCAGCCCCATGTCGGCGAGGCGCTGGAGTGTCACCGCGACGTATTTCGGCTCGATCTCGATGGCGCGGGCTTGCCTGCCGAGTTGTTCACAGGCGACGATGGTCGTGCCGGTTCCCGTAAATGGCTCATGTACAAGTGATCCCTTACGGCTATGAACTGTGACCATCCACTGAGCGATACCAGTAGCCATGCCTGCGCCATGAACTTCTTTGCCTTCATCAACGCCCGGTAAATGGCTGGATTGATACCAGCCATTTACCGATGAAAATTCGCCGTCAACACGTTTAATGATGGGGTTGCCGGTTTTGCGCCATGTCCATAAATGTTCGAAGTCTGTGGACGCTCTATTACTTCCGATACACCATAAACTATTTACTCTCGCCGTTGGCTTGCACCAGATGCGCCGTGACCAAAGCAACCATCCTTCTTTGCGAAATACTGGGAAGTATTCAATTCCCATTGGATATTCACATGGTTCATCCGCTTCGGCGATATTGCGCCCGCCCGCAATATCGCCGAAGTTGACGACAGCATAGCCACCATCAACTACGATAGTAAGCCACAATTGCGCAAGTCTTGGAAGCATGACACGGAGATTCTCTATTGTGTCTTGGTATTCGCCATAGTCAATTCCAACAGCATAAGGCGGTGACGTGAATACGCAATCCGCCCGCTCGCCGCCCATCACCCGCGCCGCGTCGTCGGCGTTGGTGCTGTCGCCACACAGCAACCGATGCTCGCCCTTGCCCGATTTCGATGGGATGATCCACAGGTCGCCGCGCTTGACCTGCCACTGCTCCTGCAATTCGGCGGCGCGGTCAATCTGCGCGCCGGGGTCGTCTGCGCCGCTGCCCTCGTCACCGTACAGCCCACTGTTCTCTGCCAGTTCCGCGAGCATCTGCTGGATGGCGGGCTGGTCGCTGTTCACGTCGCGCAGTAGGTCGTCGAGCAGCTTCGCGTCGTAATTGGCGAGGCTGGTAATCGGGTCGAACGTCGCCAGGACGTAATCCTCTTCGGCTTCGTCCACGTCAACCACCACGAACGGCACGGGCGCATTATCGCGCTGGAGCGCCTGCCAGATGCGCTCGTGTCCATCCAGCAGCACGCCGGACTTGCTCTCAATCACCGGCGCGACAAAGCCGACTTCCTCAAGCGCCGCCTTCATCACGTCGCGCTGGAACTGCGGATGGACGCGGGCATTCTTCGGGTTAGCGAGGAATTGGTCAGCGGGCTTCACCCCGTAGTCGATGATGCGGTTGCGATAGCCGGTCGGGGATTC